GCGCATACCGATACGGCACACACGGACCTCCATAGCGACATCACGCATATTGACAAGCCGGAGTCGATATAACACATACTAAATAATGACAGAGGATATACGATGAGTATTGAAGTTCGACCCGTGGGAGTGACGTGCAATTTACGATGTGCATATTGCTACGAGCAGCCAATTCGAGACATTCAGCCCGTACACAAATATGATCGCACGAAAGTCTTGGCCCAGTTAGAGCATGTGACGGGACGCTGGTCCTTATTTGGCGGCGAAGCATTAATTATTCCTCTACCAGAATTAGAAGAGTTACTCAAACTCGCCCACGATAAATGGGGAAGTTCCGGTGTCCAGACCAACGGCACATTAATCACTCCCGCCCACATTGAATTATTTACCAAATATAGAACAAACGTGGGTATTAGTTTGGATGGTCCCGACGAACTTAATGACTCCCGCTGGGCAGGGACATTGGACGCCACACGAAAAGCGACGGCACGAACGCACGCCGCGATTGATATGCTGCTGACGGCGGCCAAAGAACAAAATAATCCGGTATTAATTCCCAGCCTCATTATTACGCTTCATGCGAAAAATTGCTCAGTCGAAGCTTGGCCAAAGATGCGGGCATGGCTTGTGGACTGCGATCGTCGAGGTATTCGTAGTATCAATTTTCATACAATGGAACTGGATCACGAAGCGACGAAAGATAGTGAATGGTATGTGCCCCACGACCGAATGAAAGAAGTCATGTTGGATTTGTGGGAGTTGAGCACCGAATTTGAAACCACGCAAATCACCAACTTTGCCGAATATGTCAAACGACTTCGTGGGGCGGATGATGTCATGTGCGTCTGGCATTCGTGTGATCCGTGGAACACGTCGGCGGTGCAAGGATTAGAGGGGGATGGATCCCCGTCGCATTGCACCCGCACGAATAAGGACGGAATCGATTGGATTCCCGCCGAAGGCCCAGAGAATCAGGGGGTGTATGCGCCCTGGCAAATTGGAACGTTCAAAGACTCGCGGCGCTATCATGAACGACAGCTTTCTCTCTATGTGACACCACAGGAGCACGGCGGATGTAAGGATTGTCGGTTTTGGTCTATGTGCACGGGTCATTGCCCCGGCACGGGTGAAGAATCGCACGGCACCTATGGGGATTGGCGGTTACGATCGACCTACTGTCAAACATGGAAGGATATGTTAGAAGAAGCCGAGCGTCGTCTTATTGATGTCGGTGAACTGCCCCTATCACATCATCCAAAATTAAAAGAGATCGAGCACCTCATGTATCGAGGATGGGTGGAAAATAAAGAAATCAGTTTAGCGACGGCCCTTAAAATTGTCGAGGGAAAAATGAAGTACGAACATATTACATCGGGTCCGGGTGGGCAGCTTCACGGGGATCATTATGATGCAAATCCACCGCGCGAAGTAGCAAACATTCCACACGGCGATGCGCATGGTGATCACGTCGATACGACGATTCGCGACGTTCCCCACGGTGACCATGTAGACACGGGAGTCGCTTCGGTGGTCGAACCTGTGGAAACGATAATCCCACACGGCGATCATACCGACATGTTGATACCAACAACATCGCATGGCGACCACACGGATGATGTGACGGTTCCCCATGGCGACCACACCGATGTGGTGCCGCATGGTGATCATACAGATATGACACTTCCTGTAATATTGACGCACCAATCCCCATCCCGTGTCGCACGGGTGATCGCTATTGTTCGTCGTGGAATGGCGGTTGTATGGGCGTGGGTCGCTAAATTAAAAACCCTGTGGACAGGGCCATCGTCACCCCCTGCGCCTCTGCCGCCGGTGCCGGTGGAGTGTGTCGAGGGAGACACTGTTCCTCATGGCGACCACGTTGATATGGTGCCGCACGGTGACCACACCGATGTTATTGAGCATGGGGATCATATTGACGATCACCCATCCCATTTGGAAAATTTGCAGCCCGCATGGAATAAAACTCTGCAAGCATCTGGATCTAATCAGTATCGGCCGCACGGCGATAAACACGGGGACCATACTGATGTGACACAAAAAACATATACTGATCCTACGCGAAGCGCCGTTTTACCTGATGGGTCAGAAAAAAAATTATGGTGATAGTGTATGTCAATTGAAGTTTTACCCGTTGGCGTTACTTGTAATTTACGCTGCGACTACTGCTATGAAGAAGCGGGTCGTCGCGTCACTCCAACGGCAAAATATCAACGCGAAAAAGTTCTTCAAGCGGCGTCACAGTCAAAGGGGTTTTGGCAACTGTTTGGCGGCGAACCGTTATTGTTGAACCTGAAAGACCTCGAAGAGCTATTAAAGCTCTCGTTTGACCAATGGGGTCAATCAGGACTCCAGACAAACGGATCATTGATTACTCCCAAACATATTGACTTGTTTCGCAAGTATCATACACAGGTCGGTATTAGTTTGGACGGTCCCGATGACCTGAATGATTCTCGATGGGCGGGCACAATTGAAGCGACACGTAAAGCCACTGAAAAAACGCTACGAGCAATTGATATGGTGTGTGCGCTTCAACAGGAGCCTGGGGCCTATTGGGGGCACGGACCAACACTTATCGTGACGCTCCACTCGGGAAACTGCGCACCGGCGGTATTGCCTCGATTTAAGCAGTGGATTCGTGAGTTAGACCAAAAAGGCGTGTGTTTTATTAATTTCCATTTTCTTGAAATGGATCATCATGCGGGTAAATGGTATTTGCCAGATGCAGAATTAAAACAGGCGATAAAAGAATTGGCTGAGCTAAGTCGCGAACTGACCCAGATGAAGTTTTTGAACTTCGATGAAGCCATTCAACTGTTACGCGGCGATGCGTCCAAAGCAATGTGTGTATATGCGGCGTGTGATGGCTGGAGCACGGCCGCCGTGCAGGGTATTGGTGCTGACGGTGCGCCGGGTAATTGCACCCGAGCCGTCAAGGATGGTATTGATTGGTTGCCAGGAGAGGGGTTTGGATATAACGCTCGATGGCAAATTGGTGAGGGGTTTCCAAGCACCCGCGCGCACATTCGACAGTTGTCGCTGTATGTGACACCCCAAGAACACGGGGGGTGTCAGGGATGTCGCTTCTTTGTGGTGTGCACAGGCCACTGTCCCGGCACGGGTGAAGAATTTGAAGACGGGTATGAAGGAGACTGGAGATTACGGTCTACGCATTGTGCGGTGCTCAAGGAACAATTCGCGTCTCAAGAAAAGAAACTGCGCGGCGTGGGAGAATTGCCGATTACATTATCCCCCGACAGAGAAAAAATTGAAAAATTGATGTATACTGTATGGTCACAGGGAAAGAGTATTCATTTGAACGCTGCGGTCAGCGCCGTGCGGTCGGGAATGGACGCTAATACATATATGAATTCACATCAATACGGTCAGCATGCAAATAGTCACGGCGACCATACGGATATGGTGCCGCATGGTGATCACACCGATATGTCACTTGTAAAGGATGAATAATATGGCCGCAATTACCACTTCAGTATTAGACCCCAACCGACCCGTGTTGCCCGAGTGGACTCGATGGGCATGGGCCTCAATGACCGAGCGAGAATATTGGCTTCCGTTATTTGATAAAGTCTCAAAAGCGCGTGAGGAGATTGAATGGCTGACCGTCATTGAGGGCATTCGTCCCGGCATGTATACGTTTGTGCGACCCGACCAATTGATGACGGTGGGCGCCCGTGCGGCATCTCATGGACTTACCGCTGTGCCGGTGACGCAAGTCAACCGACAGTCGTCTGATGGATACTCGTCTGCCAGTGGAGCGTCGGGATTTGATCCGTCCAAGCCGTGGGAGTATCGTGTCCTGATTGTGCGACCCGAAGTGCTCTCGCTCGTCTCGAATACCCCAGACATTGCTCACAATAACGAAGTGCTCGGTCAGGTCTTGGGCTATCCTAAGTGCTGTCGTGAATTTTTCCATCGCACATGGGGCGCGGGTCAGGTGGATACGACATGGGAGCAGTATGCCGAAACGGGGAATGCGGATGGTCCTATCGAAGCGAATATGTTGTGGCGGTGGAAAGCGATTCGGTGGGTATCCCATTTGCCGTGCTCATTCCAATGTGAAGCCACGGTAGAAATTGGACGAAAAACGCGCGAGGCGGCCAAGAAGCACGGCTTTGTTGAAGAAGCAAAAATTATTGATGCGGTGCTGTCGTGGCCGGTTCGATGGAGTGGCGTCAATGGTATCGGTGAAATTGTCGGACCAGCACTCAAGATTTCGACGCGCACCGATTGGGCACCACCGACCGATAAACGATATTTTCATCGCAAGGGGGTCTACTCCAAACCCACGGAAGATATTTGGAAGCATAACGGATTTTCTTCCTATACAGGCATGTTAGAGTCACACGCGCCGATTCTACACGAGTTGAAAACTCTTGCCCCAGAAAATTGTGCGATGCTTGATTTGGGATGCGGAAACGGTCGTCTGCTCAAGACACTCAAGCTGAATCGACCCGACATTAAAATTGGTGGGGTGGATATTAATGAGTCCGCTATCACATCTGCGCAGTCGGGGTTAGTCGGAAAATGGAGTGCGGCGCGCATTCAAGATTTGACGTGGGTCGAGTGGTTTCAGCCGGATAGCACCGTCGTGGTATCGTGCCCCGTTCGACTGACGGAGATGAGTGAGGACGAAGCTACGGCCACGCGGGCCGCACTCGACCCGTATAAACTTCATCTTGTCTATGTGTATGGGGACAACCTGCGAAAACATCCACTACAGGAATGGGTAGAGATGGCAGGGTTTTCTGTCGATCGACTCACCGTGATATGCAACGAATCCGCTCGTGACGTCGCTGTAGGTATTATTGATATGAGGTAACATGAAATTTCATATTACCTCGTATGATGTTCATGCGTTTCCGCCTGGTGATATTCTATTGCCAGACGGAAATGTGTATCAACTTCCGACGACACTGTTGCACCCGCATCGCCGCTATAACTATGTGCTCGTCGCGGAGATGGCGCAATATCTTCATGCCTGTGGATATGAAGTTACGGGAGAGTCCATCGCGCCACCCGACCGCGACGAACATTACATCTCATCTTTTATCTCTGATGGCATTACCACCCGTGGGGTGTATAATAGTGATGTCGTCTGTATTCGAGAGGTAGACTCGGATACGTTTTGTCTCATCGACATGCAGGACTATCCGACGTTTGGTCGTGAATGGTCGGCCAGCCCCAAGTGTCTCGCGGTCTATATGACCATGTATGAACGCGACTGGGTGTATCAGCATACCAAAGCTCCAGAAAAATATCGACCCTTTGGGTATTTTACCATGTATCCCGATGAGACCGTGGCGTATGCGGATGCATTACCGGCATTACCCGCCGAAACTGCGACCGACTTGCGGTTGTTTTTTGCCGGCACTATTGGTTCGTCCGAGACGTATTCGTATTCCTATACTAACGAGTCAGGGGAACGCCGCCCTTGGCGTGAGGTGGGGTTGTACTTATATGACCTTGCGCCCGAGGAAGTGGTTATGTGGGACCGCCATCAAAAGCTCGCCCGCGAGGACTGGTGGAAGCTCGCCAGTCAGCATCGCTGGAACTTATTTTTGGCGGGGGGTCCGTGGTGTAATCGAGAGCATGAGCTGTGGACATTAGGGTGCGCGACCATCGGGTTTACTTATCCGCGACATCCTCTGATGGTGCCGTTGATTCCCGACTTGCACTATGCCGCCGTGGACGCACCGGGGGGAACGGATAATGTGGGACGCCCCCGCGACCCCAAAGCGGCCGCCGCTGCGCTGTTGGCACGGTATCGAGAACTGCGGGATAATCAGTCGGCGGCGGTGACGATTGCGAAAAACGCACAGTCACGAATGCGCGCTGCCGCACCACACCGTCTTATTCGTCAACTATTCGATGAGGTCTGGGGTATAACGAGTCACAATACTAAATAAGAGAGGAATATCAATTATTCTTCTTTATTGGAGACGCTATGCCCTTACCGTCACAAGTTCAGTTATCGAATACCTTTGGTCAGTGGGTCAATACGACTAACCAAATTATTACCGCCGTTGGTAACACAAGCGAATACATTCTTGTTGCACAAAATGCGACACCGGCAACCAGTTCGGGGAACGTATCCATCAACGGCACCATGACGATTGTGACCGTGACTGCCAATGGCACCGTCACCGCCAATGTGTTTTCGGGAAACGGCGTATCTCTGACGACAATGAATGCCTCGGCGTTAGCCACGGGTACCGTGCCCGATGGTCGGTTGTCAGGCACCTATACGCTCATTACAGCCAACAACAGCACCTATGCCTTTGGTAAGAGCGAAGGAGCACTGAACGTCAATAGTGCTACGACGGCCACTCAGGCCACCAACGCGACGAACCTCAACAGTCAGCCGGGTTCCTACTATACCAATGCCAGTAACTTGGCGACAGGGACAGTACCGCTTGATCGATTAACATCAGCAAACACGAGTGCGAACGGCGTCGTAGATACGAACACCCAAACCTTTGTGGGGAACAAGACATTCCAGAATACTACATCATTCAGTAACACCGTGAGTATTACCGGCGCGGCAAACGCGCTGGGTACGCTGGGTGTCTCGGGCAACGCAACGTTCGCCCAAGATGTGACGATTACCGGAAGCTTGACCGTCAGTGGAACCACGACCTACATCAATACTACCAATCTGCAAATCGGTGATAACATCATTGCGCTGAATGCGGATTTGCCTGCAATTACCGCACCTTCAGAAAATGCGGGTATTGAAATCAATCGCGGATCGTCGGCGAACACCTACCTCCGTTGGAATGAAATGGGCGATAACTGGGAAGTGACGAGCGACGGAACAAACTATGGAACACTTCTCACCACAATTTCGACCACGGGTATCAATGCCTCGGCGCTGAGTACAGGAACTGTGCCGTTGGCGCGGTTGTCGTCGGCGAGTGCGAGTGCCAATGGTGTGGTGGATACGACCACACAGAGTTTTGCCGGTGCGAAAACGTTCACGGGAGCGACCACACTCAGCAGCACATTATTGTGCTCGGGTGTCGCGACGGTCAATGCAAAAATGACTCTAAATACGACGAACGGCCGTTTTGTGCTGCCGGTTGGCACTAACTTGTGGGCGACATAGTTCATTAAACGGGACACAAACATATGGCGAATGAAGCAAATGGTTCGATGTGGGTTAGCGGATCTTACCTACATTGGATGAATGCCAGTAACACGCAGTTTCGATTTTTAGGCACGTCTGTTGCATCTCCCGCAGGTGCCGCAATCGGATCGATGTGGATGTCGGCAAACACTATTCACTATATTGATGCCTCGGGGGTTCAGCGATATGTGGATGGCCCGTATGTCGCCGACCGTGCCGGTGCGGGTGCATTGGCGGGGTCGATGTGGATCGAAACGTCCTATGCACCGTCGAGTGCTAACGGGCAGTTGCATTTTATTGGAGCTGCACAGCACGAACATTGGGCGCACAATGATACGGCATTTGTGAATACCCACAATGACGTATCGTTCGTCAACAGCCATAATGACGTGTCCTTTGTCAACACCCACAATGACGTGTCGTTCGTCAACAGCCATAATGACGTGTCCTTTGTGAATAGCCATAGCGACGTATCGCATTCGGATGCGCATACCGACACGGCCCACACTGATACCCATACCGATACCGCGCATAGTGATGCCCATACCGACATTGCACATAGTGATGCCCATTACGATGCCCCGTTCAGTAGCTCACATAGTAACCTGCACTATGATGCGCCGTTCAGCAGTTCGCACAGTAACCTGCACTATGATGCGCCGTTCAGTAGTGCGCATTATGACGCCCCGTTTAGTAGTTCGCATAGCAATGCACATTACGATGTGGCGTTTAGTGATAGTTACTTTATTGACTCACACTACGATGTGCCGTTCGTAGACAGTCACTCTGACGTGGCGTATGGTGATTATAGCGATCATCCGGCAACGTATGAAGTTTTTCATGACGATGAAGGTCCGTCGTATGAGTATCCCCATAACGATGGCTGTTATACCGATGAGTACGTTTATTTTCCGTCAGGGTACCAAGAGTATGTCGCCCACACCGACGGCAACTGTTATACAAACAGCCCACCATTTAGTAATGCGTATACCGATACCCCGTTTGGTAATGCGTATACGGATTACCCCCACGAGGACATTCCGTTCGTTAACTCACATAGTAACGCGCATTACGACGCCCCGTTCAGTAGTTCGCATTATGACGCCCCGTTCAGTAGTTCGCATAGCAACTTGCACTATGATGCGCCGTTCAGCAGTTCGCACAGTAACCTGCATTACGATGCTCCGTTCAGCAGTTCGCATACGAACGTGGCGCGCGTTGTGTCTCACACCGACGTGTCCTTTGTGAATAGTCATAGCGACGTGTCGTTCGTCAATACGCACAGCGATGTACCGCATACTGACTTACACACCGATACGGCGCATACCGACCTCCATACCGACACGGCGCATACCGACTTACACACAGACACGGCCCATACCGACTTACACACGGACACGGCCCACACGGACCTGCACAGTGACGTAACACATATCGATAAACCTGAAGTTGTGTAATATCGCCATATAAATATAATTGAGGTGGATGATGCAAATTGAATGGAAACGGGTTGCCAAACCCCAAGCTGATGGATATGATTCACACGTAATTGGAGAAATTTTACGTGAAAAGTATGGGTGGAAAAAACTCACGCCTACAACCGAGCTGACCCTGTGCGATGGGGCGGTTGCCGTGTGTCAAGATAAACAATACACTCCCGATCAAGTGGCCTCTCCGTCAAATCCAATGAAAGATGGCATGGAATATATGACCCCCGAGGTTGTGGCCGGCATCAATAGATTTTTGATGGCCTGGCCCGAAGGTGGGTATATGCTGCAACATTTCTTGGACGAATACTGGGCGAAGTGGGCCAAGTTTATGGATCGTCAAGGACGTGGCTGTGCGTCGGGTCACTACGAAATAAAGAGTTGCCTACGGGAACATAGTAATACACATGGGCTAGTGTTGAATGCCGTCTATGTGTCCGCGAATGATTGGCAAGGATGCTCGGAAGGCATCTATCATGAAGTGGGTCATGCACGACTGGAGTCAATTGGTATTGAAATCGATTCACACGACAACCAGTTGTTACTGAATGGCCCAGACGAACTGTATGATTCGCCCATTCGATGGGATATCAAACGACCAATGTCCGCTGTGGTGCAAGCCGTGTATTCGTGGATTATGTTTTGTGAGGCCGACTTGCAGTGCGCATTGAATTTGCCGGGGTTCGATACGAAAAACCCCGAGGCGAAAATTACTCCACAACAAGCCTCCTCATTTTATTTAATGGGTAATTTACCCAAAATTGAAGATGGGTTGGCGGAAATTCGTCAGCATGCCAAGTTGACTCCGGCTGGAGTAGACTTCTTTGACGGGTATTTGGAATGGGGACAGAGTGTGGTGGATCGGTCGGTCGCCATGCTCAAAGATGTGCATCAGGACAAGTTTGACGAGCTGTATGCCAACGCATTACAATACAGGGAAGAGCGACTACGGCGGCTCGAAGAAACCAAAGAAAAACTCAAAGCGAATAGTGCATATGTGCATGGCACCGCTGCGATAGAGGAACTCGCGACACAACAGGACGACGCGTCGGTATCGTTCAAACCCATCGTCCCGTTTGTTGAAGTAGACCCATCGGAGCAGTAGACCCTTTTACCGCCGAGGTCCACGCTGCGTCGGGTGGCAAAACACTAAATACCGTATATGGCATTACCGACTACGCGCACACAGCTCAAAACCTACATCAAGCGTCGGTTAGGAGAGCCCGTTATTACAGTCAACGTGGCGGATGACCAATTGGAAGAGCGTATCGATGATGCGCTCGCCTTTTTTCAAGATTATCACTTTGGGGCGTCCGAGAAGGTCTACCTCAAGCATCAAATCTCCTATTCGAATGTGGTCTTTACGACCAATACCACCGGCACGTTTAGCAATAACGAACTGGTAATTGGTCAGACGAGCAACACCGCCGCCAAGGTGTTCGTGCAGTCGTCAAATACCTCTGTAATGTTTACGTATGCACGGGTCAATCAAAACCAAGTGTTTCGAGTGGGAGAAACATTGGTGGGTCAAACATCCAATGCCTCGGGAATAGTCAGTGCGGTAAACACGGGTGATTGGGATAATCAATATATTCCTATCTCCGACCTTGTATTGAACATCTATCGCGTGCTTGCCCTCGATGGGTTCGCAGTAGATCGCGGCACGGGATTGTTTTCATGGAACTATCAGTTCTTGATGAATGACTTGAGTTGGCTGTCCAGCAGTAGTGTGATTTCATATTTCTTGACCCGCTCTCACATGGAAATGCTCAATGACCTGTTTATTGGTGACACGCAGTTACGGTTCAATCGCTACGTCAATAAATTGTATTTGGATATTGACTGGCAGCAACGCGTCAAGGCCGGCGATTTTGTGGTCGTCGAAGCCCAGCGCATTCTCAACCCCAACGACTACACAAAAATCTGGTCCGATCGATTCCTGCGTGACTATGCGACGGCCTTGGTCAAGAAACAATGGGGACAAAATCTTGTGAAGTATGAAGGGGTGCAGATGCCTGGCGGGGTCACGCTCAATGGTCGTGCCATTTACGACGAAGGGAACCGCGAAGTGCAACAACTCGAAGAAACAATTCAGGCCAAGTTTGAGCTACCGCCAGAATTTCTTGTGATGTAGGAGACTGTCTATGCCGACAAACTCCTACGTTCGCTGGTGGAATGATACAAACGAACAGACGCTCCTTCAAAATCTGATGACGGAAGCCATCAAGTTTCATGGCTTGGATGTCATTTATATGCCCCGCTCGATGCGGCGAGAAGATACTCTTTACAATGAGGACATTCTTAGTAAGTTCACGCAGACGTATCCGATTGAAGTGTATTTAAAAAACGTGCAAGGATGGGATGGTCAAGGTGACTTTTTGAGTAAGTTTGGATTGCGCGTCGATGATAAGATGACCCTGATGATTTCACGCGAACGGTTCGAGGAGATTATTCCGGCGGCGCGTCGCACCACGGGACAAATTACCGCGGCGGTCAACGAAACCGAAGTCACGGGAAACAACACCAAGTTCAAAAAGGAGCTGCGCGCCGGCGATCAAATCACCACCACCAGTAGTGGGCAAACGCGCACCATTGTCAGTATTGTCAGTAACACCAAGTTGACGGTCAGCGCACCATTTACGGCCGCGGTCACCGCAGAATACTTTTCGGTGCCCGTCGCGGTGGACTTACCCGTGGCGCCTGCACGCCCAATGGAAGGGGATTTAATTTATTTTCCTGCCCCGTTGAGTGTGATTATGGAAATCAAGTTTATACAGCACGAGCAGGCGCAGGGTCAATTTTATCCATTAGGGAAACTGACGTTCTATGATGTGTCGTGCGAAGCATGGACGTATAGTCACGAAGTATTGGAAACGGGTGACCCCGACGTTGATGCCTATGCACAGCAATACGAATACCAGATGGATTTGGAGTTGTCCGCAACCGACGGCTCGGGCACGTATGATGTCGGAGAGCACGTCTTTCAAGGCGGGACGTTGGCGGACGCGACCGCGACGGGAACGGTCGTGTCGTGGGATGCCGCCAACCGCATCTTGCGTATTAGTAATGTGACCGGCAATTTTGTTAGCGGCACACTGGTCAAAGGTGACGGCTCGGGCGCATCGTATTACTTGGGTGATGCCCCGAATCCGTTATTGCTGCCCACAACAAAAGCCGCGGATAATCAATATCTCAACGACGAAGATAATGACATTATCGATTCGCGAGAAATCAATCGCATCTTTGGAGGGGTCTAGTTATGTTTACTCCCTTCTATCATCAACTGCTACGCCGATATCATATTGCGTTTGGTTCCCTATTTAAAAACATTACCCTATTGCGAAACGACGTCACCGGCGATGAAGTGCAGCGGTTAGTGATTCCGATTGAATATGCGAACCGTGAAGGCTGGCTGACTCGTATGCGCCAAGACCCCGACCTTGACAATCAACCTGCGATTGTGGTGCCGCGCTTGGCGTATGAAATGACGGGAATGCGGTATGATCCTGCCCGTAAGTTGAACTCACTGAATCAGCGCACCTCACCGGGGCGCGATGCCGCCCTCAATACCGTGCGCCGATGGTTTGCGGGCACTCCGTATGTGCTGTCATTCAATCTCTACGCGATTGCTCGAAGCGTCGAAGATGCCAATGAAATTACCGAGCAGATTCTTCCAACGTTTACACCAGACTATAGCCTGTTGTTGCGGTTGATTCCTTCGTTGGGTATTTTAGACCGTGTGCGTATTGTAATGGAAAATGGTTCCCCCCAGTGGTCCGATAACTTTGAAACGACAAGTTTTCAAACCACGCGAGAAATTGTGCTTACATTTAGTTTCACTATGTCGGCGATGTTCTACGGGCCGGTCTCGGCCATACCACCGAATATTATTCGACACATTATGGTGGACTTGTATGAGATTCCGAATTCGGCGATTATGGAAGGTTCAACGTTCTTGTTGACCGACGCCCTACATCGCCTTCAGTTAGAAGATCGAACGGGTCGATTACTGGACGAAAGTAGCATTGTGGACTTGCGCGCCTTTGCCCGTCAGGCGCGCATTGATATTGTGCCGAACCCGCTCAACGCACTGCCGGTGAAACCCGTCGATACGACGACCACCATCACGGAGTATGTGGACGGCAAACAATTCTATTCGTCATTGGGTATTGATGAGCTAACGGACGTTGATCCCCCGATTCGATAATGTGAGGCCGTGATGAACAAAGACACCGAACGCACATTAGATAATGTGTTTGAGATTGCGTCGCCAGAAGTGAGCGACGAACCCACCACCGCCATTGTATCTGCGGTTGAAATGTTGCCTGCGGCGGTCGCGGCTCCCCCCGATGAAACCGAGGATGAACGGCAAGCGCGCGAAGATTTTCAATTCAGTCGGGGTGCGTTGAAAGCGGTGGCCGTCGAAGCGCAAAATACCCTCCATCGATCCGTGGATGTCGCCAACCAAACCGACACCCCTCGCTCGTTTGAAGCCGTCGCAGTGATGATCAGGGCCACGCTGGACTCTCACAAAGAGTTACACGACCTCCACGAAAAGGCGGCGAAGGCGCGAGCGATGAAGACGGCGACCCCAGCATCCACGGTCAATGTGGACAAAGGCATTGTATTTCAGGGAGATGCCGCTGCGTTGCTAAAATTGATAGATCCCTCCAGAAAATAATTCCCAACAAACAACATTCTCCGATTCCGTGTGCGTAGGGTATTCAACCACGATACTTTTCCGCGTCCTCAATAAGGGCCGCGTGGGAGCGGGTATAAATAGATAGTAGAATATTATGTCAAATGATGACCGACTTCCCTCTACTGGGTCAACCCATCAATATACCGTTGAAGAACTTCGTGAGTTTGTACGCTGCTCAAAAGACCCGATATATTTTATTAAAAATTACGTCAAAATTATTTCGCTTGATACGGGACTCACGAATTTTGAGTTGTATCCCTTTCAAGAAAAAATGATACAAAGTTATCACGATAATCGGTTTAGCATTACGATGGCGAGCCGTCAAGTGGGAAAGTCCACCACCGTAGTCGCATTCTTCTTGTGGTACATCCTCTTCAACACGAATGTGCGTTGCTGTATCTCAGCCAATAAACAGAAAACGGCGACAGACTTGCTCGGCAGACTCAAACTTGCCTATGAAAACCTTCCGCGATTTTTGAAACCCTCGGTTGTCACATGGGCAAAAATGGAAGTGGTCTTGGAAAATGGGTCATCCGTTTTTGCTGCGGCCACCTCGTCCAGTGCGGTGCGTGGTGGTAGTTATAACGTGCTGCTATGCGATGAATTCGCATTTGTCCCTGAAAACATTGCCAATGAATTTTATGCGAGTACGTATCCAACTATTACGAGTGGTAAGACAACAAAAATTATTATGGTCAGCACGCCTTGTGGTATGAATCTCTTTCACAAGTTCTGGGTCGAAGCTCAATCGGGCGATAATGATTTTGTGCCTACAATAGCGCATTGGAGCGATGTGCCGGGTCGGGATGAACAATGGAAGCAGGAAACCATTCGCAATATTGGCGGGCCAGAGAAATTCGCACAGGAAATGGATCTCTCGTTCCTCTCGACTTCGTATACCCTCATTCGTTCACAGGTGCTTCAGACCCTCACGCATACGCAACCCATCGCGACCACCGATACTGGCTATTGTGAGTTTCTACCCCCCGACCCCGAACGCGCCTATGTGATGACGGTGGATACCGCGTCGGGGCAGGGATTAGACTATTCAACCTTTGTCATTACCGATGTGAGCGAGATGCCGTATCGCATCGCCGCGACCTATGCGAACAACCGCATCACTACGATGGAGTTTCCGCAGGTCATTATGGAATACGCGAACCGCTATCATAAGCCGTGGTTGATGGTGGAAGTCATGGACATCGGGCGCGACGTGGCCTTTATTCTCTCGCGGGACCATGAGTATGACCGACTTATGACCGCCGTCACCGAAAAGCGATTGGGTCAGCGGCTCACGTTCAATGCGAAGATGAATCGACATCTGGGGCTGCGCATGACCGCTGGCGTCAAGCGGTCGGGATGTGCGGTGCTCAAGACATTGGTGGAGAACCAACATGTGCTGTTGAATGATTATCGCATTATTCAGCAACTGTCGGTGTTTGTCCAGAAGGGGGCGGTGTATATGGCCGAAGTCGGGCACCACGACGACTTAGTGATGCCGTTGGTCATGCTCGGATGGGCGTCACTCCAACCCAACTTTGCCGAAATTACCAGCACACGGGCATTGGACACGTATACGCAAGTGATGACCAACAGCCGCGATAATCCGATTCCGGTGGTGGTGGACGATGAGGTGCCCAGTCCTATAGGGATATTGGGAAATATGAACGACGACGACGACCCCTATTGGATATTACGGTGAACACAGAGGGTTTACTAAATATCTCCTGAGATTATTGGGCACACCCATGTGCAACCTATTTACGACTAACGAGGAGTAACCTATGGCAACGCAAGTCAGTCCAGGCGTAGTAATTAACGAGATCGACCGGTCAGATTCCCTTGCTCAAGTGGCACTGACACAGGGTGCGATTGCGGGTCCGTTCGTGTGGGGGCCAATTGAAGATGTCGCGACGGTTTCGTCTGAAGCCGCGTTGGTATCTCAGTTTGGTAAGCCCAACAACGATACCGCCTCTACTTTTTTCACAGGCGCAAACTTCCTGTCCTATAGCAATACCCTGCGCGTGGTGCGTGTCGCGAATACGTCGGCGCTGAACGCCACGGACAATGGCACGGGATTGCTCGTCAAGAGCGAGTCGCACTATGTTAGCACCATCGAAGGGGTGTCGGACAGCCGGACATGGGCCGCCAAGTATGCGGGTGTGTTAGGTAACTCACTTCGCGTCGAAGTGTGTGCGAGTGCCGAAGCCTTCCGCGTGGCGCCAGCCGTGGGGACAATCAACGTCAGTGCGACCGGCACCGCCGTGACGTTCAGCGCGGGCGTGAACAGCGTCAGCGTGGGCGACACGATTATCGTCGGTTCCCAGAAGCGCACAGTGACGGCCAAGACCAGCAACACCTCGGTCACCATCAACGTGGCATTCAGCGGCACCGTTAGTGGTGCGGCCTTTACTCGTGAGTGGAAGTATGCGAAGTTCTTCACCGCAGCCCCCGGCACCTCAACCTATGTGTCTACGCGCGGCGGTTCATTGGACGAACTCCACGTTGTGGTGGTGGACGAGGATGGGGCCATTACTGGTACGCCAGGAGCGTTACTGGAGAAGCACGAAGGACTGAGCAAGGCATCGGATGGTCGTGACGAGAGCGGTGCGTTGAATTACTACTCAGCAGTTATGAACGCCCGCTCGGCGTGGGTGTGGTTCTTAGATCATCCAACGGATGGCGCCGATTGGGGCACCACGGCGACTGGCACAACGTTTGATACGTTGGTCGCACCGTTGGCCACCTCACTCTCGGGGGGTGCCGCCGGCGAGACCGTGACGGACGCCCAACTCCAGACTGGGTTGGATCTCTTCAAGTCCGAAAGCGTGGAACTCTCATTCGTGCTTGGTGCGGACGCCAGTGCGGCGGTCGCGTCCTACATCATCAATGAGATTGTGGAACCGCGTAAGTATGCGATGGCGTTCTTGTCGCCGTCACGCGCGAGCGTGGTCGATAACGTCGGGTCGGAAGCCGAGGATATCGTGACGTTCCGTGAGTCGCTGCCGTCAAGCAGTTACGCGGTGTTGGATAGCGGCTGGAAGTACATGTACGACAAGTATAACCAAGTCTACCGCTATGTGCCGCTGAACGGTGATATTGCGGGTCTCGCCGCGCGCACCGATCAGGTGGCGGAGTCGTGGTTCTCCCCCGCAGGGTTCAACCGTGGTCAGTTGAAGATCGGAAACACGGTGAAGCTCGCGTACAACCCGAGTCAAGCGGATCGCGATACGCTGTATCT